TGGATAGCTTTTTCTGTTGTTGAGTTAAAAACAGAAACTGCTGTTATATCCGTAAAAGTAGACCAGAACCATAAGCTTTTAGCAGAACTTTGGGACTTTTACTTACAGGAGAGAGTAAATGCCGATATCGCGTGGACAAATCGCAAGCCAAATCTCAAAGCCTCCGATGAAAGGTGATAAGAAAATGAAAAAAAGTAATCCCACCCCTAAAGGCTTAACTTATTTTAGAAAAGGTGGAGCGGCCTCAAAGAAGTCAAAGGGAAGTAAAATATGTCCAGAAGGCAAAGCTTGGGCAAAACGTACTTTTGATACATACCCAAGTGCATACGCTAATTTAGCTGCTTCTAAATATTGCAAAGACCCTAACTATGCCAAGAAATCAAAGGGTGGCAAAAGAAAGGGCAAGTAATGGGTGAGCTTAAAAAATGGTTAAAACAAGATTGGGTTCGTATTGGTACTGATGGAAGCATTAAAGGTAAATGTGGCACATCCAAGGACAAGAAAAACCCAGACCGCTGCCTACCGTCTGCAAAAGCTAGAAGCCTCTCAAAAGCTGAAAGAGCATCTACAGCACGAAAGAAAAAGAAGGCGGGAGCAAAAGGCAAGACAGTGGTATCAAATACAAAACCAGCAAAAGTTAGAAATCTCGAAAAAGGAGGGCCAGTTAAGCGGCCTTTCAGGGGTAAAAAGGTGGCTGGCACGGCTGTTGCTAGGGGATGCGGTGCAATAATGGCTAACCGTAGAAAACGCACAAAAGGTGCGGTAACTCAGTCATAAGAAGAAATGACATGTCTTTGGAGGAGAATATTAAGAATGAAATACGTCTCTGGTCCAAAGAGGCGTTAGAAAAACCTAATGAAAATTACAACAATATGCCTGCCTGTCCTTTTGCCAAAAGGGCGTGGGCTGATGATCGTGTAGGTTTTATTTTTAAAAAAGATGAGTCTTTTGATGTTTTGTTTGAAGCAATTTATGGGTGGGACAATAAAAAAGATGTAATCATTCTTATAGATTTTAACTATTTAGATGTTGATGATTTGTATCATTTTATGGACATGCTTAATCAATCTTTATCTGAGGATGGCATAGATATGTTTGTTATGGGATTTCATCCTGAATCAGACGAAAACGAATTACTTGAAAACTCCCTTGAGATGACGGATGACAATTCTTATGCTATGATATTTTTGCAACGCTTGACAAAGCTACAGGAAGCCTCGAATGTCTTGAGGGAAAAAGGATACTACGATGTTTGTCAAGATTATTACGAGAACGAACCTTTGTATGAATTAAGAGCCGAACTTTATAGGAGATTAAGATATGGCTGATACTAAAAAAGTTACCCCTCAAATGTCTGCTGCTGCTTTAAAAAAGCTAGCGAAACAGATGGGTTTTGATATCACAAAAACAAAGGGAAAAGGCATGATGCGTGGCGGTGCAGCCAAAAAAATGATGCGTGGCGGCGCTGCAAAGAAAATGATGCGCGGTGGTGCTGCAACAGCCAAAAAGAAGCCATCTATGATGCGTGGTGGCGGTATGGCTAAAGCTAAAAAAATGATGCGTGGTGGTAAGGTCAAGAAGTAATGGCTGTCTCTGGCTCAACAGATTTTGAACTCGATGTATCTGATTACATTGAAGAAGCCTTCGAGCGCTGTGGTTTAGAGGTTAGAACAGGTTACGACCTTAAAACAGCCAAGCGCTCGATGAATCTTATGTTTGCTGAATGGGCAAACAGAGGCCTTAATCAATGGACAATCGTTCAAAGAACTCAAACTGTTACGTCAGGAACGTCATCTTATAATTTAGGTACTGATGTTATTGATGTTTTGTCTATGGCCTTGCGCCAAGGAACGGGAACTTCTCAAACTGATTTTACCATGAGTAGGATTAGTAGAGATGATTATCTAAGCATTCCTAGTAAAAACACTCAATCCAGACCAACGCAGTTCTTTGTTGATAGGCAAGTGACACCAGCGATTAAGATTTGGCCTACTCCAGATAATTCTACAGATATATTGGTTTTTGATGTATTGACTCGTTTGGATGATGCTGACAAATCGACAAATACGGTTGATGTTCCTTTCCGTTTTTATCCATGTTTAGCCGCTGGTCTTGCATATTACATATCAATGAAACGTGCGCCAGATAGAATACAGCTTTTGAAAGCTTCTTATGAAGAAGAGTTTGAACGTGCGTTAGCAGAGGATAGAGATAGGGCATCTTTTAATGTAACCCCAAATCTTAACTTTTATAGAGTATCCTAATGGGTCGTTTTGCGGTTGGAAAATATGCTTATGGAATATCTGACCGTTCTGGATTCAGATATCGCATGAAAGACATGCGAAAAGAGTGGAACGGATCTCTTGTTGGTAAAGATGAGTATGAGTCTAAACACCCACAGTTAGAGCCAAAAAGAAGGCCCACTGATGCGGAGGCCTTAAAAGATGCCAGACCAGACCGCACAGAGCCCGAAGTTACTCGTATATTAACTCCAAATTGTTTTAAATCTTCATCTTCAGGTTCTTCAGTTATTATAGTTACCGAGTTTTCTCATGGCAGAAGCACAGGAGATGCTGTGGTTTTTGCAAAAGTTAGTGTTTTTGATGGTTTTACAAAAACAACGCTTGAGAAAGCTTCAGGGTATACTATTACTGTTGTTGACGAAAACACATATAGATTCACTGTTTCTGGAGAAACCGCGACAATAGGCAATGTTAGGGGAGGTGGAGAAAATGCAACCGCTGGCCCAGGCACAGCAACAGCAGTAACGGCATCGACCTTTGATGCAACAAATGTTACACTTGATTCAGCAACCAAAACTTTTGACGAGGGCTAAATGGCAAAACAAACAGTAGGAATTGGTTCTGCCGCAAATGACGGCACTGGCGATACTCTTCGTGCGGGTGCTGATAAAATTAACGATAATTTCAATGAAATTTACAATGCGTTGGGCACTGGCACCACATTAACAGACATCATTAACACCTCTGGCTTGATTGACGTAAGTTCTGGTGCCAACAAGATTGTTTTTTATTACGCTGCTTTAACTGACTTACCAAGTGCATCAACTTATCATGGCGCGATTGCTCATGTTCACGCAACTGGTGGTTTGTATTTTGCTCACGGTGGTAATTGGATACGACTTAATGATGAAGTTAGCGGTCCAACGACCACATATACAACAACAGCAGCCACGGGTTCTGCTTACACTTTTTCTGGTCCAGGTGCTACCGCTGGTAACAACCCTAATTTTACCTTTTACAAAGGTCACACATATTTAATCGACAACACTTCCTATGTTAGCAGTCATCCTTTACAGATACGAACATCTGATGGCGGTTCTGCTTTTACAACAGGAGTTACAGATAATTACAACAGCACCACTGGGTTGACTCAATTTATTGTGCCACACGAGCCAAGTGACACTTCATTAGTGTACCAGTGTACTGTTCACAGTAGCATGGTTGGAAACATAACTATAGTATAGCGAGTAAGTAATATGTCATTCACATACGCAGAACTAAAACAAGCTATACAAGATTTTTCAGAAAACACTGAAACATCTTTTGTTACAAACTTACCTGTGTTTATTCGCGGTGCAGAAGATCGTATCTTTACGCTTGTTGATCTTGAGTTGTTTAGAAAAAATGCAACTTCTGCGCTATCAAATGGCGACCCTTTTTTAAGTTGTCCTAGTGATTATCTCGCTTCATTTTCTTTGCAAATTACCACCGCTGGCAGCCAAGATTTTCTATTGTTTAAAGACGTTAATTTTGTTCAACAGTATAATTTAGATAAGGGCGCTAACGGTGTTCCAAAATATTATGGTGTATTTGATATAGATAATTTTATTGTAGGCCCAACACCAGATAGCAACTACACTGTTGAGCTGCATTACTATTATAGGCCTGCCAGCATAACTGCTGGGTCAGATTCAGGAACATCATGGTTGAGCGAAAATGCCCCTAACGCTCTTCTTTACGGCTCACTTGTGGAAGCGTATACTTACATGAAAGGTGAGCAGGATATGATGCAACTGTACGAACAAAGGTTCGCACAGGAACTTCAACGTCTGAAAGATTTAGCAGAAGCCAGAGAAAACTCAGATGCATATCGTAGGGGTTTACCTGACAGGCCAAGGACTTAGGAGTAACAAATGGCAACAAGTAACGCAGCAACCACATATCTTGAGAATAAAATACTTAGTTTTATTTTTAAGAACAATGCTGGTTCATTCGCAACACCAGGTGACAGCATATATGTTGGCTTGGCAACAGCAGTTTCTGACGCAGAAGCTGGTTCTTTAACTGAAGCGACCTTTGGTTCTTACGCAAGACAACAGGTTACAGCGGCAAACTGGACATTAGCGTCAGCTAGTACAAACCAACAGACAGTTGTAAATGCAGCAAATATTGAGTTTCCAGCATCAAGTGGAACTAGCAACACCGTGACTCATGCATTTCTTGTAGATGCAGCATCGAGCGGTAATATCCTGTTTGTCGGTGCGCTAGACGCAAACAAGACTATTGCCACGGGGGATATCTTCCGTATCAACGCTGGGAACCTTACGATCGAGTTGAAGTAATGGCTCTTGTTCTGAAAGACCGAATTAAAGAGACTACGACCACCACTGGCACAGGCACATATACGCTTGCTGGTGCGCTAACTGGTTTTGAGGCTTTCAGTCAAATAGGTAATTCAAATACTACATACTACTGTTGCACAGACGGAACTGACTTTGAGATAGGTATTGGCACCTACACTGCATCTGGTACAACCTTGGCCCGTACCACAATATTGCAGTCTAGCAATTCTGATGCCGCTGTTAACTGGACATCAGGCACTCGCACTATCTTCTGCACGTTGCCAGCAGAAAAGATGATATTTAACAATGCGAGTAATGTAGCGCAGAACTTTACAGAACAAGACCCGAATGCATTGGCATTCGCAATAGCATTGGGATAGAAAAATGGCTAACGCATTTAAAACATTTACGGACACCGCAGTAGGGACATCCAACGCAGATGTTTACACCTGCCCCAGCGCGACAGAGACAACAATCATCGGCTTAAACATTGCCAACATATTGACAGTTTCAATCACGGTAAACGTACAGTTAATCAATAACGATGGCGACAATGTGCATATTGTAAAGTCAGCTATTGTCCCTGTTGGCTCGTCACTGGTAGCAGTTGGCGGCGACCAAAAGATTGTGATGAACGCTTCTGACATCTTGAGGATAACAGCAAGTCAAGCATCAGCGGCGGATGTTACCCTGTCTGTACTGGAGATTACCTGATGGCACTTAGCACGATTGACACAAATCAGATTAAGGACGGCGGTGTTACTAACGCAGACTTGAAAGCAAGCACTGCGAGTAATCCATTTCGCACAAACGCCACCAGCATTACTAGCGACTTGACTGTGGCTTCTACAGAAAACGCAGGAGCGTTTGGGCCAATAACTATCTCCGCAACAATCACCGTTAATGGAGTGCTGACCGTTGTCTAGCAAGATACTTGTAGATGAAATAACAGGTAAAACCACGGCAGGTTTAGTTACGTTCCCTGATAAGCCAGCGTTTTACGCTTATGGTGACGATGGTTGGGTAGGGCTTGCCGCAATCAATACTTATTACATAGGTGGTTTTGACCACACTGAATTTAATATTGGCAGTCATTATAACACAAGCACTAAACTTTTTACCGTGCCTGTAAATGGTGTTTATCTATTTAGGTCGCAAGTTTACTTTAACGACAGTAGCAACCCGCAAGTGCAAATTGCTTTTCGACAAACCAGTAGCGGCTCTACTACGACTATAGCTTTTACGAGTCAACAGCAAGCTGGAGACGGAACTATTGGTATAACAAGAATTTACAATGCAGTAGCTGGGCAACAAATCGGTGCTTATGTTTACAAGTCCGTTCTTGTTGCAAACACTGATTATTACTTAGGTATTAATCACTCTTACTTTTCTGGCGTGTTATTAGGATAAATCATGGCATCAGAACTAGGCGTACAGACAATACAGCACACTAACGGCACAGATGCTATGACGATTAATAGCAGTGGATACGTTATTCCCGCTAATCCAGTAAGTTTTCTTGCTCATGCAATGGCAACCAACACAGAATCTGGAAATTTAGTTTTTTTAAATGTGCAACACAATCTAGGAAATGGTTATTCTACAAGCACTGGAAAATTTACTGCGCCAGTAAAAGGCGTTTATCATTTTACTGCTAATGTATTAAGAAATACTGGTGACGGTAATCTATTTTTTAAAGTAGATAATGCGGTTACATACTTAACTGGTAATACCAGTTCCGACCAAGCCGCACAATATTTAAACACTACAACCTATTCTCATGGTTCTTTGGCAATAAATTTGCAATTAAATGCCTCTCAAACAGTGCAAGCAGCTACTAACAGCACTGCAACAGTTTTTTCAAATTATAACTATTTCTCCGGTCATTTAATAGCCGCAGTTGCTTAGGATAGGATAACAGGATGACTAGCATAATAAAAGCTGACCGCGTTCAAAGCACATCCAATGGGTTTGTTCTTCCCCCTGCTGGCGGCGTTATTCAA